GCCACATGATTTTGGTTAAGTTAAGCCGTATTTTATATGGCGATCCCAACTATGTTGACCATTGGGATGATATTGCTGGCTATGCTACTTTAGTAGTAAACCGACTCAAAGATAGCAAATAACGTAGTCTAGAATAAAACGTAGAGGAACGCTGATAATACAAAGAAGGCACATAGTAGTAACAAACGCCACGAATACAAAAGAAAACTTATCCATTATTTCTTTGGATGTGCTTTAGACATTGGCGCTTTAATATGAGCTTTCAGTTCTTTCTTTAGCTCTTTAACTTCACGCTCAACCATGTATTCTTTTTTCTCGTGTCGGATTGAAGGTTCTAATTTTTCTAATTTCATATTAGTTGCCATATTTTCTAGTTCCTGATTTATCAATAATTAATTTTTGTAATCTTTGTGTTTGGTCTTTCGGTGCAAAGCCAATATGACACCACCTATCATACTCCAAAATAACTTGGTCATACTGAATATTGCTTTTAATAATAGCATCCACAATAGCACGAGGGCTACCAAAACTAGGGCAGATAATATCCGCAGCCAAGCCTTTAACGTGGCTAGAAGTAGGTTTGCTTCCAAGCCCTGCATTAACATATAAGCAACGATAAGCGCTATTAACATGAATAGGATGATTAAGAACACTTCTTACTCCTTCCAAGTTATCTGCTAACCACTTTAAATTATTTAACACAGTTGCATCGCTAGGCATATTGTCTATGTTATTTCGATCAGCATATTCAGAAGCGTAAAGCTCTTCTAATGTAAAGTGTTCAGTTAATTTCATTTCTTTTTAACATAAAACAATGAACGCTCACCAAACAAATAGAATCCAACTGCGGATGCAAAGTTATTAACTTCTTCTGACATGTGTCCTGATATAACAGTATAAGTCCATGTAGATAAAACAAGCACGCCTATAATTGGTCGCATAAGTCTTACAATAGCTTCAACCCAAGGATAGCTTTGATTGCCACCACCAACTTCATTCATAGTTTTAAAAAACTCTAAATCAAGTTGTTTCATTTGAGTATATTGTTCTATAGTCGCTGGTTTAAATACATCAGGCGCTACAAATTTATTGATTAAAGATTTACCTAAATCAACAGCAAGTGGCCCTAACGTTGCAAGTAAGGTAATTGGATCCATATTATTTTAAAACTATGCTTAATAACAATATAATAATAGCGCCTGCACTTGCCATTAATATACCTTCTAAACGTTTTAATCTTGCACCAATTTCCTCATATCTTAAAGCGCATACTTCTTCGTGTGTGCTTAAACGACTATCAACTTCTAAAAGTGTATGTTTATTCATAATTAACTTTTCATAATGTAGCAAAGAGCAAAGTATGGAGGAAGGTTTTGACCTGTTCCACTTGTGCCTGCTGTTGCATTAGTTGTAGCAACTGTAATGCCTGTAGTTGCTGTTGAAGTTGTAAGAGTTGATCCTGAAGTTGTAGGTATTGATCCGCCTCCTGACACTGTTCCGTTTTGCGATCCTTGATTTGCAACTGCAACGGTATGATTATGTCCTGAATCTGTTACTACAGAAGTTGCAGTATGTGTATGAGATACCACAATTGCATCTGCTGTTCCACCTGTTTGATTTACAGAATAAGTAGACCCTGCGCCAACAATAAATCTATCTCTTAAATCAGGTGTTGAGTTTGTTCCGTCACATAATAAATAACCAGCAGGAATAGAACCAATTGATCCTGACCATAAAAGAATCATGCCTGTAGGCAATGTAGATGAAGCAGCAGGAATAGTTCCTAATATGCCGTATAAGTTATCGTATGTAGCAATCGTTGAACCCACTGAATCTTGTAATATAAATTTATAGTTATAACCGTAAGTCAACCAAATTTCACTTGGCGTTCTACCGTCAGTTCCTAATACTATTGGATTAGCGTTGGCTATTGTTCCATTAACAGTTGTGTAAGTTGCTAACGGTGTAGATGATCCAGCTTGATAGGTATATATCTTGCCACCACTTAATGGTAGCCCTGTCGTGCCTAAAAAACTTACTCCGTTGCCTATGGGTGATAGATTGACTGCCATATATTATTCCTTTTTACTTGCGTTCATAATGTCTTGTAAGTTAGTAAAACCTGCTTGTTTTTTATTTGCGTTTTCTTTATGAATTTTTTCTAATGATTTTGCTTCGCCTTTTGCTATTTTACCACCAATTATTTCATGTGCTGTAGTGCCTGCAATACCAAAAGTTGATCCACCTGTTATTGCTTCAGCTCCTACCGCAGCACCTTTTTTTAATATTTGCTCGCCAATTCTTCTAGGCAAACGTTTGTCAATATTAATTTCTTGAACTCTAGCACCTGGATAACCTGTATCAGCTTTAAGAATATGAGCGCCTGAATTGTAATCATTTATTCTTGACATTTCTTCAGGGCTAAACAATCTAGTCATTACTTCTCTATTTGTTTTTAAATAAGCAGTTCCTTTGTTTGCACTTGCTTGAAATGCTTCATGTGCTTGATTAAGAAAATGCGCTTTAATTTGTGATAAAGAATTATTTGCAGCTTGTTGTAATTCAGGAGGTGCATTTTTAATGGTGTCTAAAATATGCGTAAATTGATCGACTCCCATTTTAGTAATTGAATCAGGAATACCTTCAATATCAATTTTGCGATTAATCTTTTTAGGGCCTTCTGCATCTAATATATTAGCTATGCCTTTAGGATTTTCTAAAGTATCTTTTTTAAGACCAAATAAATCTCTAGCATCTTTGTATATTGAAGTATTAGGATCAAGCGTTGATATAACATCTGCGTCAACTGCATCTTTTAATGATCTGTGAAGTTGTGCATTTTTTCTATCCCAAACATTATTTTCATTTAACCATTGTCTAAACTTTTCAGCTTGCATACCGTTTGACGGAAGCATATTTCCTTTTTCATCCATCATGTGAAGTGATTTAAGTTTTGCTTTTGCAGCTTTAGCTAAACCTTCACTATCAGAATTTAAAGTTGTTAATGATTCGTCATTTAATGATTTGTTAATATTTTCACCATTAACAGGAATATCTTTAGCAATTCTATCTCTTTCAGAATATATTTCAGTTAATTTTTTATCAAAATGATCTTCTAATTTTTGAAAATAAGTCAAAGTGTTTTCACCACGTCTATATTTTGCAGTTTCATCAAGGCCTATTGTTCCGCCTGTATCTGTAATAAGTTTTTCACCATACTTATTAAGCGATGTTTTATATTCTTTTTCTTTTTCAGATAATAAATTTCCTTCAGGTGTATCTGTTTTTGATAATTGATAATCTGTAGCTCTTTCTTTTCCACGACCTTCAATAATATTAGGATCAACTTTTAAATTAGGATCAATTCTATTTAATACTTCAGCTCTTGATAAATGTTCTTCAACAGGCAACGCAGTTTCAGCATAATTAACTTCTGAAAATTGTTTTGATGGATCATAAGCTTTAGCTGTTCCTAAAGGCTGGCCATTAAATGAAACTGTAACTTCACCTATAGGTTTACCTTGAGGCTGACCTGTAGGCTGACCTTGCTTTTCTTGAAATTTATTTCTCATGTAGGTAGGCACATCATATTTAGGGCCAATAGGTGCAGCTTCTACAATAGGGCTTACTGTTGTAATACCTTTTCCTGTTGGGCCTGATCCACCTGGAGGTATAGTTTCACCTACGCCACCAACACCAGCAGTTTTAACAGAACTAGTTTTTGATACAAGGCCTTTGCCACCATAAGCTAAAACAGTTCCTTGAATAATATTTTGAATATCTTCTTTTGGCACGCCTGTTTGTTTTGAAATCCAATCAGCGCCTTTATCAAAGTTTTTAGCAACAAAGTCACCAAGTTGTGAATGTTGATAATCAGGTTTATTTAATTGATCTGTAGCCTTGCCAACCATGTTTTGAAATACATCAAAACCTAATTCATTTGTTGCTTTTTCTGCAAATTTAGAAGCTTCCTCAGCTGACTTGCCAGCAATTCTACCAACACCGTATGCCATAGTGCTTGATACAGCAGGAAGTATGCCTAATGGATTAAATGTGTCTGCAACTGCTGCGGCTCTTGCGTTTGGATCAAGTGCTTTTGGTTTTGAAAAATCAAAGTTTGCAGGTCTTGCAACAGGTTGTGTTTGTATTTTTTCTTTTGTTTCAACTGAAGGTTTGTTAGTAAGAAAATTAACAAACTCATCTGTAGATTGAACAGGCTGTTCTGTAACAGGTTGTTCTGTTTGTGTTTTTTTTGAACCTTTTATTTTTGTAAGGCCTTGTTCTTGTAAAATAATAGGGCCACTAATAATGTGACGAATAGCAGGATTAGAAAGATCAATTTCTTCATCAGGGTTAAGTCCTGTTTTTTGAGATACATTTTTTATATAAGCCTCTGTGTCATTTTCAGAAGGAGGTGCGTATCTAGAAATAACTTCACGAAGTGTTTTTACTTTATGTTTTGATCCATAAATTCTTAATTGATCGTCAACAGCTTTAATACCAGCTTCAGGCGTGTCATATTGTTGAAAACCTGTAGTGCTTCCAACAGGTCTTATGTTTCCAAAATTGTTTGGATTAGGTGATGGTTTAGTATCACCTAACAAAAATTGGGTAAAATCGTCAGCCATTACAGTTCGCCTGTTTCTGTTAATTTTTTAATATTATTATATTTTTCTATAAATGTTTTACGTTGTTTTTCATTTTTAGGAAATAAAGTTTCTTTAGCTTTTAATTTTTCTTTATCAGTTAATTTGTCATTATTAAATATGTTATAAAGTTCAAATATTTTTGAATCTTCATTGCTTGACCACATTTGTTGAAAAGCTTTCATGTTGTTATCGCCATATTTTTGTGAAAACTTTTGAACTGCTGTAGCTTTCATTTGAATATTAGTAACATCTGAAAATGCACGATTAGCAATACCAAGTAAAACTTTAGGTGAATATGTTTCATCACCACTTGCAGTTCTTGATAACTCTCTACCTGCATCAGTTGTTCCACCTGTTGCTTGTTCATTAGCTAATACAACATTGGCTAAATCTTTTCTTAATTTTTGTAAATCTTCTGCATTTATACCATATCTTAATAATCTTTCGCCACGACCTATCAAGCTTGCAGGATTGGTAATAAATTCTTTTTGAATTTTTGTTGCAGAATCCATAACTTCTTCAAGGTTACGTTTTGAAGTTACTAATTTAGACTGACCATTGACAAGATTATTTCTAAAAGTAAATCCAGCATCTTGATCTGCTTTTTCAGTAGGCGCATAAGGAGTAACAGTAGTTGGTGTTCTTACAGGATATGGTATTTTTACAGGCTGACTGTAGCCTGGTTTGTTCATATCTTCTTTAGTTACAGTTTGTCTATTTGCAGGCGTAACAGGCATATTGTCATTAGTTCCTCTTGGTGCATTATCTAATTGAGGAAGTTGTGAAGGGTAAACGCCACCAGGAGCTAATTTGTCTAATTGGCTTAACCCACCAATAGACTTAGTTAATCCTTGAGCAAGAAAAGCTCTTAAATCATTAACATTATCTGTTTCAGGAAGCCCTGCTAAAGTTTGCTTTAATGATTGTTCGTTACCACCTGCATTTTTATTTATTTCGGTAGCTCTTTGAATAATATCATCACGAGTTAAATCAGGTTTTGTCATTAAAGTAGAAATGTTTTGAATTACATTTTCAAAATGCTTTTTAGTGTTTTCTAATTTTTTAGAATTTAATTCAACACCAGCTCCTTCAGTTACATATTCTTGTTGTTTAATTTTTGGCGCTAATGTTTCTCTAGCTAATCTTTGGCCTAATAAACTTCTTTCTTTTTCTGATTCTGCTGTTTCTAATTCAACAGGATTAAGTTTTTGTCGTTGTTGATATTCTTGTGCGCCACGAGCAATATTAAGCATATCGCCTAATGACATAGTTGTTGGAGGTTTAACTCCTAAAGAAATGCTTGGGTCTATATTAAATGCCATAATTTATCCTTTATACAACAGTCCCTGTGTCAATAGGTGAATTATTAAATGATGATGAGCCACCATAAGTAGGTAAATTATTATAACTATTTATATTACCGCCTTGATTTAATAATCTACTTAAACCATACATATTACCTGCATTTTGTAATCCGCCTGAATAAGCGTTAGCTGCGCCCACTTGACCTGCTGCTTGGGCTGCGGCTGCACCTGTCATTAAGTTAGCGGAGTTAGTTCCATAATTTTGAGCCAACTGATTTGCTTGTTGTTGAGATGTTTGGCCAATACCAGCAATACCAGCTAATGTGTTGTAAATATTGCCACGTTGTGTTTGAAATTGATTAAAAGCATTTCCATAGGCATTTTGAGCAAAGTTTTGTGTATAGTCTTGCATACCTTGTAAAGCATTGCCACCAATAAGACCGCCTGTAGCATTTTGTTGGTTTCTTAATGCTTGTTGACCTTGACCTAATTGAAATGCGTAATTAGGCGCTAAATATTGGTTTAAATCTTGATTGGTAAATTGTTGAGTAAGATAACCTGATCCTGTGCCTGTTCCAATAGGATTGCCTTCTGCGTCATATTTTTGATATGTGCCAGGAAGCATTGAGCCAATTTGATTAAGAGCATTATATCCTTGCGCTCTATATGGAGCTTGTTGTGCATTTTGTTTATTAAATATGGCAAGTTGCTGTGCATTAGCTGCATTAGCTGCGTCTGCTTGTGTTTGCGCTGCGCTTTCTGCTGCATCGGCAGACATTGCAGCTCCAATTAAAGAGCCACCTACAGAAATTGCAGCTGAAAACGGATCGTTATAGCCTGGATGTTTGAGAATACCTATAAATCTTGGATTAAACATAGTTGCACCTATCGCATTTTAAATAAAATTTATCTTGATCTTCTTTTTCTATTTCAAAACCAAGACGTTTACAGAACTTTAAACCATTTTCATTACTTTTCATTACAGTTGTAACTGCA